ATGGCTGATTACTACGACTGGCCGAAAACGTTCTCATACGACGCGGACGTAACGATGGTCGTAGGAGCACGAGGAGTAGGCAAGACTTTCGGTCTTAGAACGCAGTTTATACGCGACTTTATAAAGGACGGGTCAAGATTCGTGGAGCTGACACGATACAAGAACGAGCTTTTCGGCGTCTCCAACGGGTATTTCAATCGTGTCGGGGACCAGAAGGAGTTCAAGGACTACGTATTCAAGACGAACACAAGCAACGCATACATCGCGCGAAAAGACTCAAAAGACGAGAAAGGCAAATACAATTGGCTAACGATAGGCTACTTCGTTGCGCTTTCCGACGCGCAGCGAATGAAGAAAAGAACGTTCGACCACGTTCGCCGAATCCTGCTCGACGAAGCAATCATCGACAAGTTCGACCGATACCACACTTATCTACCCAATGAGTACGGTATCTTGGCGAACATAGTCGACACCGTCTCGCGTGAGCGCGCGGACACCGACGGAATAAGGCCGCGTGTATATCTTCTCGGAAACGCCGTCGACTTCGCGAACCCATACTTCTCTGCCTATAAGGTGAACAGCAAGATGGAGTTCGGATACAAATGGTACGCCGACAAAACTTTCCTACTTCACTACGTGGAATCGCGCGAATACTCGCAGGAGAAGGCGAGCGGAACAGTGGCCGGGCGAATGATGATGCGAACTGGGGAAGCGAGCACGGCGATAAACAATGAGTTCCAGTTAGACTCAAAGGAGTTCGTCGAGCGCAAAACGGGAAGAGCCAAGTTCATGTTCGGTATTTACCTGAACGGAAATCGGTTCGGAGTATGGGTCGATTATGAAGAGGGGCTTTACTACGTAAACGCGAAGATACCCAGAGGGGAGGAAAACAAGGTCTACACACTGACGCGCTCGGACTCGACCATAAACATGATGGCGGCGAGACGCGCGGACAAGGTAATGAAGGGCTTCTGCGAACTGTGGTACCTAGGGCTTGTGAGGTACGAGACGCTCGACGTTAAAATGAAGTTCAACGAGGTCTTGGACATTTTCGGTATCAGATAGGAGAAAGACATGCTTAACACGCTGCACATCGCTTTGCTGGACCTTGACGCCAAAGCGCTGAAATCGCTGGAAATGTGGGCATCCGAGGAATGCGACTACGACCGATACAGCCGGGAGGTGGCCACGACTAGGGTGCAGAAAGAGCACTATAACGGAAGGCTGGCCGTGCACAACGCATTTCTCACGGAAGTAAGAACGCTGCTTGCGAAGAAGGGCGAGAGCATCTATATTAAGAGGAAGCGTGATTCCGCGAACGCAAGTGAGTAGCGCGGTGCGGCGAACCCGGATGAATCCGGCGCATAGCGCGGAATAGGCTGGCTCGCCTTCTTTCAACTTGATTCTCGGGTAATCGCGCGTTATCATCTAGGGGACACCCGGCAGGACGCCAAGCGTCGCTCGCCGAGTGTCCCCGTTTTTTGTCGATTGAGAGGAGAGGAAATGACCAAGGAGAACAAGCCCAAAGAGGGTACCGAGCAAACGGAGAGTCCCGAGGAGCAGACCGAGGGTGCCGAGCAGGACACGCATGCGGAGCAGATGCTTGCGCTCATCAAGGAGATGCAGAAGCAGCAGGACGAGTTCAACGCGAAGCTGAACAAGCTGAACGAGCAGCAGGCGCTTTTGGTGAAGTCCGGCGCGGTCGTGCGCGAGTACGACGAGCCGGAGCCGGAGACGCCGAGCGACGAGGAATGGCTCAGCTCAATCGACATCAACAAGCTCGATATTTAGTTCAGAAAAGGAGTAAAGAAAATGGCAGACGACAACGCCACAATCTTGGGCGCGGTTTGGCTCAACGCCACCAACGACTTCCAGCAGCGCATCCCGCTACCGACCCAGCAGTCCATCGCGGGCACCATGCAGGCGCTCTTCGACCCGATGAACCGTATGTATTTCAATCAGTTCGTCGACTCGCTCGTCATGCGCATCGGCGCGACCAAGGTGCACAACATGCGCTGGAAGAACCGTCTCTCCGGCTTCAAGTCCGGGAAGATGGTGTTCGGCGCAACAGAGCAGGAAATCGCGACCAAGTGGGTGAAGGCGCACAGCTACAAGGACGATGTTGAGGACGTGTTCAAGATGGAGCGCCCCGAGTCCGCCGTCTGGTACCACACCCAGAACCGACGCGACCGCTACGACATCACCGTGAACCGTCAGGAACTCATGTCCGCTTTCACGCAGAACGAGGGTCTCGCGAACTACGTTTCCAGCATCCTCTCCGCGCCGTACAACGCGGACGAGTACGACGAGTACCGCATCATGATGCAGCTTCTCGCCTTCTACGATCAGAATTTCAAGTTCTACCGTCACCACCTCACCGGCGCTCCCACCGACGAGGCCACCGGCAAGGAGTTCCTGAAGGCCGTCAAGACCTACACCGAGATGCTCCAGTTTCCGCGCACCCAGTACAACGGAATCCGCGACGAGAACCTCCCGGTCTTCGCCCGCCCCGAGGAGCTTATCCTTCTGGTCACGCCGGAAATCTCCGCGTCCGTCGACGTCGATACCCTGTCCATGCTGTTCAACATCAGCAAGGCCGAAATCGCGCCGCGAAAGGTTATCGTCGATGAGTTCCCGTTCGCCGACGACGATTGCGTCGCGCTCCTCACCACGCAGGATTTCTTCCGTTGCCGCGACACGCTTTTCGAGGTCGACTCGATGTACAATCCCAAGACGCTCGGAACCAACTATTTCCTGCATCATTGGGGCATCTACTCCGTGTCCCCGTTTGTGCCCGCAATCATGTTCACCACCAAGGACGTTACGGCAGGCACCGTTGTCACGCAGACCGTGAAGGGAGTCGAGGTCACACCCAAGGAGACCGCAGCGGCCAAGCCCGGCGACGAGGTCGCTTTCACGACCACTTTGAATGGTTCGCTTACGAACGCCGACGGCACATCCGTGAAGGTCGCGCCCAACGCGTGCACCTACGAGCTTTCCGCCGTGGACGGTTCCGGCGCAGGCGTTGCGCTCGCGGCAACCACCTACGTCGACGAGTACGGCGTGCTCCACATCGGCAAGTCCGTCAAGACGGGCACGGTAATCACCGTCAAGGTCACGTCCACTTACGTGAACCCGAGCGGCGCCACCACCCCGCACACGGCCACGGCCACGGTAACCATCGCGTAGCTTTAGTGTATAATCGCCAATAGGCGGCCCCGGCAACCGACGGAATCTCACCTTCTCCGTTCCAAAGGTTGCCGGGGCCGCTTTTTATCGCACAGCAGAAGGGAGTATTAAAGACATGGAGTTCCCTAACCTCAGAGACACCAAGTTCCCCAACGTCGAGAACGTGAACGTCTATTCCTACCGGAACGACTTCGACTACACGCGCTGGACGCCGAACACCCGGCTAAAGCTTTGCAACGTGCTCTGGAACGGCGATTACGGGGATGTTGTCAAGTTCGAGACCGACGCGGCCCGCGACGCCTTCTTCGACAACCTCCCGAGCGACCCCGATTGCGTCACCGTCCTGAACACCAACATCCGCATGGACCGAAACACCGTCAAGGTGCCCATCCCGTTCGACAAGGCGTGCCGATTCAACTACCTCGTCGTTGACGTGCCCGTGGCAACCTCGCCGGACAACATGCTGAACCACGAGGTTCTCGACGGCGTAAGGCGCTGGCACTTCTTCATCACCGACTGGGCGAACAACTCGCCGTCCACGACCACGCTCACACTGTCGCTCGACGTGTGGACGCAATACATCAACTCGGTCGGCATCAACTATATGCTGCTCGAAAGGGGGCACGCCCCGGTAGCCGCCACCGACGTGGATTCCTACCTCGCCAACCCAATCGAGAACAGCGGCCTTCTCCTTGCGGAGGATGTGAACTTCGGCGGCGAGACGATTTCGGACGGCGGAAAGTTCATACCGTTTGGGAACGGCTCCAAGTATCTTTGCATGGCGAGTACCTGCGCGCCGTCGCAGCTCGCGAGCGTAGGCACCGTTACCGAAAACGGAAGCGTGTTCACAGACCCCACCTTCTCCGACGCGCAGGGCTACCCCGACAACACCAACCGTTGGGGCAGGCAGTATCAGGTCAACGGATACGCCTTCGGAAACGGTCGCGACTACTCCAACGCGAACACTCCCGCGTCCAACAACATAAAGGCGAACGGTCGCGTGCCGTCCGCCACGTCGATGTACTGTTTGCCTATGGAGGACGCGGAATCTTTCCTCACCGATGCGCTCAGAACTGCACCGTCTTTCATGAACACGCTCGTCGGCTGCTTCATGCTCGCGGAGGAGCTGATACAGAAGGGCACGGCGCACACGCTGGCAGGCCACCGAATCTACGAGTGCATAGGCGGCGAGAGTGGTGCAGATATCAAGCTCGACAAGGGCATGTTCAACTTCCCCGAGAAGTACGCGCGCTTCGCCAAGCTCTACACGTTCCCGTACTCGCAGCTTGAAATCACCGACAACAACGGCAAGTCTGTTGGCGTCAGGGTGGAGTCGACGGGCAACATCAAGGCACACGCGGTAACCGCGCTCGCCTACCCGTTCATGGACATGCGGCTTTGGTTCAGCGGGATTGGCGGACAAGGCGCATCTACCTACGAGTGGCGCGACATGTCCGGCAAAAACACGCTCGAAATGTGGTTCGACGATTGGGCGCGCTTCTGCTTCGACATGGAGATACCGCTCTACGCGCTCTACATGGACGGCAACAATGCTTGGAACCTAGGCAACTACAACCGCTCCATCGCCAACGCGAGAAACTCCGCGCTCACCAACTACCACAACTCGGTGCGCGAAGCGAACAACGCATACGCGAACGCCGTCGCGCTCGCGAACACGGCGCAGACGAACGCCGACAACTCGGCGGACGCGAACAAGACGTGTGCGGACAACACCGCGCGCACGAACAAGACGAACACGAACAACGAAGCGAGCACGCTCAGCTCCAACCACGCCAACAGCAGGGCGATGGCGTCCGACATCACCGCGAACAACAACGCCTGCGCGAAGGCAAACGTTGCGCAGGACAACGCATTGGACACGTCTAGGGTATCCACTAACAACTCGCTTTCAAGCGCGGCAAACTCGTTAGCCAACTCAGTAGCAATATCGACAACTAAGGAAGAGAACGCGGTTACCTCTACCGCAGCGACGAACAACGGCATAGCTGCGGCAGGAGCGCTTGCGGTCACGATGGCAGGCGTCGCAACAGGCGGAATAGCGACCGCTGTGGCGGCGAGCGCGTTGGCAGCGTCCGGCGCCAACGTAATATCCGCAGGCTACAACTACGCCAACTCGCAGGCTACAATGCAAGCGTCCTCCGCTATCACAACAGCGCAGACAAGAGCTAACGATACCAACACAACAAATACCAACAGCGTGAACGTGTCACTTAACACGTTGCAGGTAGGCCACAACAACGCAGTCACGAACAACTCGTGCGACAACGCGTCTTCGAACACGGCCCGCTCCAACACCTGCGACGCGGCCAACACCGCGAACACCGTGGGCACCATGCGAACGAACGCGGCGAACACGGCTGCGATGGTGAGCGGCAACGCCACCACCCTAAGGGACACGGCCAAGGCTAACGCGGCGAACACGAGGAACACCACGGTGAGCAACGCCGGGTACACCGACTCGGCGGCGATAGTGGCGGCGCAGGACATATTGCGCAACACGCAGAACCTCGCCAAGGCGAGCAACAACGACATGCGCAACGCGAAGCCCGTGCAGCTTTGCGCATCCAGCGGCGATTACACGCCCGACTACATGCGCACCCGCGGCGTGCAGGTAAAGGTAAGGAAAGAGCCGGAAAGCTCAATCGCTCAGGCCGGGGATTTCTTCACCCGCTACGGGTATGCGCTCAACTGCATCTGGCCCGTGGACGAGAGCGGCCTTTGCCTAATGAAGCACTTCACGTACTGGAAGGCGGCGGAGTGCTGGGTCTACGACAAATGCGAATCCAACGACTCGACACAGCTCGCTATTGCTGATATATTCAAGAAGGGAACGACCGTGTGGTCAAACCCGATGGAGATAGGGAGAGTTAACCCTTATGACAACGACCGATAGCAGCACGCCCGACGCGGGCGGCAGCGAGCAGGCGCCACAGAAGCGCGACATATCGACGCTTTTGGCACTAGGCACGTACCAAGGAATGACCGACGAGGAGGTACAGTCTGTTATCGACTATTACGTGGGTCTTGCCCACATGGACTCCGAATCGTCCTCGCACCGCACCGCAGCGCAGGCCATGATAGAGACCAACACAGTGACGATGGCAGATATTCAGAGTAGCAGCGACGCGATGCTCAAAAAGATTCTCGGAACGATGTCCGTCTACGGCACCTCGGAGAACAGCACAGTGGAAATCAAGTCTTTCACCCCGAAGGAGGCGCAATAGAGCATGGCACATCGCGGCGGCAGGAACAGGGGCTCGAACACGCATCAGTACAGCAATCGCTACTGCAAGCAAAAAGGCTTCGACAAATATTACTGGCAGAGCGACGCATACAACCAGCGCCTTTTCAACTTCTACTTTAACCTCATAACGCAGATGGCCCTTTCGCGCTTCAAATGGGTCGGCCTTCCGAAGACCTGCGACACGTGGTTCCTGGAGCGCACCCTTTTCTTCGAGGGAGTGGCCACCATCGCGGCCCCGGTGAAAATGCCGGAAACGTTCTTCTCGACCAAGGCCGTAATCGCGTCGCAACCGAACGTGTACGAACGCCCCTTTAAGTGGCGCAGCTACGGCAACGACGGCTGGTCCTTCTACGTCACGCCCAAGAACGGCGTGCTCGTGTGGGACAACACGACACGCATGCCGCTCGCGGAGGGCGTGTCGCTCTACGCCAACGAGCTTGTGCATATCCAGCTCACTAAGAGGGTGAACCGATTCCATCAGCAAATCCCGTGGATTCTCAAAGGCCCGCAGGAGAAGAAGATTGACATGCAGAATCTTGCCAAGCAGGTCAGCGGCGGCGAGCTGGCAATCATAACAACGTCCGGTATCGAGCAAATCGACGTCGAAACCCTCAACACGAACGTGCCCTACATCGTCGACCAGCTGGACGAGGATGAGCGCCAGACGTGGGACTCCATTTACATGATGCTGGGCTTCGACAACAACCCGTTCAAGGCGGAGCGTCAGACCAGCGACGAAATCAAGGCGCAGCAGACCCCCGCGAACGCCGTACGAAACTCCTACCTCGCATGCAGGCGCGAAGCGTGCGACGATTTGAACGCCTATTTCGGCGACTACTTCCCGGAGCCTATCAGGTGCGAGTGGAACGCCGACAACGAGAGCGACAACTTCAACCTCATGCACAACGCTCAGCAGCTTGCGGAAGCAGGTAACTAAAATGGTAGACATCGAAGCGGCCTACGCGGCCACGGAAGAGAATGACGAACAGTATTACTCCGTCAACTCGGTGACTTTAGGAGAGCTTTACGAGGACGGTCTAATTGACTGGGCCGACGAGAGCTGGTCTTTCCCGAGATACAGCGACGCGCAGCATGCGCAGCTTTGCCGCAAAATCACCAACCGTTTCTACGACCGCGATATCGGCGTGCTGCCCGTACTCTCGTGGAAGCGCGAGTTCCTGCGCAAGCTCGACGAGATTATGCCGAAGTACATACCGCTATACAAGAAGCTCGACGAGCGGCAAGACTCGCTCAACGCAACCGACGAGTATTACAAGTCGCGCAACATCGTGTCTGATTTCCCGCAGACGCAGCTCAGCGGAAACGAGGACTACGCGAGCATGGGAACGGACCACGAATATGAGCGCCTGCACGACGGCACCGTAATCGACATGGCAGGGCGATTGCGGGAGTACGACGATGTGGACGTGTTGATATTGAACGAGTTGGAATCCATGTTCTCCTGCCTTATGACCGTCTCTATGAACAACTGGTAAGGAGGAACAAAAATGCCCATTGAGGTAAAGTTCGTTCTCGCTCCGCTCGTTATGATGTGCCTTGACGTTATGTTCGGGTACGTAGGCGCAATCAGGAATGGAACCCTCAACAGCACCGTGATGCGCGACGGCCTTTGGAACAAGACGCTTGAGATGCTGATTATCGCAGCCGGGTTCGGCGCACAGTTCTGCATCTCCGTCTTCGGCAAGGCACAGCTCGGCCTCGAGGTGGACATCCCCGTGTCAACCGGCATCTGCGCGTACATCTGCGTCTACGAGCTGACATCCATCATCGAGAACATCGGCAAGTTCTCGCCCAGAATCGGCGAGAAGTTCATCGAGATTCTAGGAATCGACCCGGAGAAAGTTGGATTGATTAGAGTTGACGATTCTTCTTATAATCTTAATTCTGGAGCTGGTGGTGGGAGCGATGGCGATGCTGTTGGTTCGAGCGGGAAGAAGGCACGATAAAGATGATTAACATTCCCTTCACCGACGCAACCCCAGTTGTGCCGAAATTCTACTGGGACGTTAAGTCTCAGGAGCAGCGCATCAAAATCATCTGCATCCTGATACAGCAGCTCATCGATCAATACGGCTCGACCGACTCGCAAATCAGCCAGAACACCCGCGACATCGCGGAACTGAAACTGCTTTTCAAGCAATTCCAAGAAAGCGGATTCGACGATTACTACGCGGCCCAAATCGAGAAGTGGTTCAACGACAACGTCTGGCTCATCTACCAGATGATAGCCAAACAGGTGTACTTCGGGTTAACGGCTGACGGGTATTTCTGCGCCTACATGCCCGACTCGTGGCGCGAAATCACCTTCGACACCGGGGCCGTGTACGGAACCGAGGAGTACGGTAGGCTCATACTCCGCTTCGACGCGGACGGGCACGGAATCATCGACAACACCGGGTACGACGCGAGCGTCCTGTCCGACACCATCGACTCGCGCCTTAAAGTCTTGGCGGGCCGTGGGCTTGAGTACACGAACGACCAGCTCAACGTGAAACAGGCCGACGATATAACGCTCGGCGGCGTGAAGCTCAAGCACGGCGTGGACAACGACGTGTCCGACGAGTGGGCGGTAACCTCCGAAGGCGTCTATTCATACGCGCCGTCCAAGGCGGAGACAATCGCGCAGCCCACGGAAGGCGTTTTCACCAACATCCTCTCCGGCGTAACGCTAACGCTCCAAGACGTAACGAGAATAGGCGGCCTTATCGCCTTCGGCCTGCGCGTGCAGACCGACGCGAGCACGACCATTTCCGCAGCTACCAGAATCGCGAAGACACCCGGATGGATTAAGGGCACCTCGACGGCCACCAACAACACGGGCACCAACACGATGCAGATAGACGCAATCGGAATAAGCTGCGCAAAGAGCATCGCACCGAGTTCCGACACGTATTTCTGGTGCGTGTGCAAGTACAACGGTTAAGGAGGTGCTTCTACCTTGTTAGGATTCATCGACATTTCCAACTGGAAAAGCGACCTCGACGCCGACGCCGTATTCCCCAACGTCGGCGGCGTGGTGATGAAGGCCACTGGTGGTACCTCTTTCGTGGACAAGACCTGCGACCGTTTCGTGCAGAAAGCACGCTCGATGGGCAAGCCGTGGGGCTTCTACCACTACGCGCACGACTCGGGCAGCACCGCTGGCGCGGCAGAGGAAGCCAAGTTCTTCCACACGAACTGCATGGGGTATTTCGGCGAGGGAATCCCTATACTCGATTGGGAGGAGAACACTTGCTCGGTAGAGTGGGTGAACACGTTCGTCGAGCTTATCCACAAATGGACCGGGGTTTGGTGCTGGATTTACGCGAACCCTTGGCGTTTCAACCAAGGAGGCGTGAACAAGGAATGCGACAGGTGGGTGGCGAGCTACCCAAACGTAGCGCACCCGTCCTACGAGGACGCGAAGGGATGGGAATGCCCGACTTGCGACGGCTCTATCTGCGCGTGGCAATACTGCTCGGACGGATACGTCAAGGGCTATAATGGCGTGGTCGACTCCAACGTGTTCTACGGAGACGAGAAGGCTTGGAAAAGCTACGCGCTCGGAAGACCATACTCCGAGGAAGAGGAAAAGGCCGACGCGGACAACAAGAACACGGCGGTAATCGACGGCGTCGAGTACGCTGTCACATACACGAGGAAGGATTAAACATGGCAACAACTCAGTACACAGGCGCTCGTTACGTGCCGCTCTTCGCCGACCCCTTGGAGTGGGACGATAAGCGAGAGTTCGAGCCTCTCACAATCGTGCTGCACAAGGGCGCGTCGTACACGTCGCGCCAGTACGTGCCCAAGGGCATCGACATCCTGAACGAGGAGTTCTGGGCGCTCACCGGAAACTACAACGCACAGGTCGAGCAGTACCGCACGGAGGTGCTCACCTACAACGACAGAATCAACAAGGCGCAGGGTTCCGCCGACAAGGCACAGAAGGACGTGGCCGATTTCGAGCAGACCTTCAGCTCGAAGTTCCCGCTAAAGACCGATGACCTCGGGGACGGTATCGTCACCGCAGCGAAGCTCGCCGCCGACTCGGTCACCGAGCCGAAGATTGCCGACGGCTCGGTCACCGCAGCGAAGCTCGCCGCCGACTCGGTCACCGAGCCTAAGATTGCAGACGGTTCCGTATCCGGCGCGAAGCTCGCCGCCGACTCGGTCACCGAGCCGAAGATTGCCGACGGCTCCGTGTCCGCAGCGAAACTCGCCGCAAACTCCGTCGCGGAATCCAACCTGCAGTACGGTTCCGTCTCGGCGGCGAAAATCAAGGCGGGCGCAATCAACTCCGATGTAATCGTCGACGCAGCCGTAACCTCCGCCAAGATAGCGGCGGGTGCGGTAGGAAACGACAAGCTCGCCGCAAACTCGGTCGCGTCCGGCAACATACAGGACGGCTCCATCACCGCGCCGAAGCTGAACAAGACGGCGGCGAACAGCATCCTCAACGGATTCACCGTGCGCCGATTCGACGCAAGCGACTCCTCCGCCGACAACGAGGGGCTTGTCGCGCCTGCAAGCTCCCACTTCGACGGCTTCTATATCGAAGAACTCGGTATCCTCGTAATCAACAAAATCTCGGTCGGAGGTACGGCGTGGTCCCCAAGCTCAAATACGTTCAAGCTGCCCAACTACGTGCCGCGACCGAATAAGGAGCTTCAAATCTGCGAAGCAGGCGTGCTTGTCTGGACGCGCGAAAATTATTTCAAGTCGTGGTGGAACCTTAAAATCAACACGGACGGCTACGTGTACCCGGGCGGCGTTATCAGCGCATCCGATAGCAACTCAACTATGGGCGTGTTCATCGTGTACATGAAACCTTACTCGACCGGAGCAGGCGTAACATCCGATATTTACGGCTCCTACGCAGGTGAAAGCGGGGTGATTTAATGTTCAGGATTCTGCAATGGGCCGACTCGCACCTTAACGCGAGCGGCGTGAACGCGACGCAAAAACTAATCCCATCCGTCCCTAACATCGACTTCACGGTACATTGCGGAGACGTGACCAAGTCGCAGTTCTCCGATGGAATCGGAACCTACGACGGCGCGAAGTCCGCGTGCGTGATCGGCAACCACGACGCCGTCATAAGCGGGTTCGGAAACATAGACTGGACACAGCAGGTTTCGCAGCAGCAGATATACGACCGCTATCTCAGCAAGTCAAAGACCGTCTTGAACCTGGACATGAATGTCAACGAAACGTGGTGGTCCAAGAAGGTAGCGCCTAGAAACCTCCTAATCCTAGGGCTTAACGACACGACCACGGGCGAAGCGCTGGAAAATCAGATGAATTGGCTCGACCGCAAGCTAGCAGAAGCTGAAAACGAGAAGCTGGACGTTGTTGTGGCCAAGCACGGGCCTACCATCTACGAGAATATAGAGAAATGCAATTTCTCAAGCGCTTACATGACATCGGCAGGGTTCAGCACCGACAAAAGCGACTACGCCAAATGGTACCCGAACGGCGAGAAGATGATGAACAAAATCGCGTCCTCGGCCGCAAACATCGTTTGCGTTCTGTGCGGACACGAGCACGGCGACGGGTTCGGCATCATCATCAAGCAGGACGGTAAACGAATCCCCATGATTCACATCGGGTCAACGCTTGTCGACGAGTACAACGACGTGCCCAGAACCACTGACACGAACCGAACAGCGAGCGTTGTGTGCAATCTGATTGAGTACAGCGACGAATGCAAATCGCTGAGGGTGTACCGACTCGGCGCCGACTCGTCTAAAAACGGCTCGCTGCGTAAGCTTCTTGTGTACTCTTACGAAGCAGAGGACATAGTAGCCGCCTGCACGAACGGACAATAAGGCTTGGAAACATGCGCACGCGCACGGAAGTATACGTTACTTCCTGCGCGGGCGTTTTTTTGTGTGCGTGGTTCGTATCAAAATCGGTGCGTTAAAATTAGGAAAATCTGGAGACGAAAGAGAGCGGCCACGGTGCCGTCGCGCCTGCGCGCTACGCGCGAGGGCGAACAGGTGTTCGTAAGTACAGGTGTTCGTAGAACATTCGGGTGAACATATGAACGGATATTCATACGTTATTGTGAGTTGTGTAGGATTTGTGAGGGCGTGATGATCTAGGGCGTTACGAGGTGAGTCGTGATAGATTAATGGCAGCGGGAGCGCCTACCGGCACGGCGGCGGGCGCAACGGCTTCGAGTACAATCTGCAAAGCGTGGTAAACCTTTTTTGACTATAGGGAGTGGTAAAATGGAGAAGTTACGCGCTTTCCCGCTTCGCCTCGGTGAACTGCTCCCGGCGCGTAAAGCGTTTTACAATGGCGGTAGCTTTATCCATGCTGGCGAATGGAGATAGATATGAGAACAGTAGCCAATGCAGTAGCTAACATTGCGCCTTATGTTCCGGACACTGCTACTATTTACGTGCGTGAGACCTCCGGATATTGCATCGCTAAAAGCCATCTACGGGCTTTCATGGCGGTCGTGGAGCATAGGACTAAGGTAGATGCTAACGTCGCGTCAATTATGCAAGAGGACGCCCTAGATTGCTCCGTACATCGCGAAGGTCCGCACATTTGGATTTCGGTCATTGTGGCGGAAAGGTTCAGGTAGATGGACGCTTTTTATTTCATGCTAATAATGTGGTGTATGCAGTTAAATGTAAAGCATGGCGAGCTGCGCAAGAGTGAGAAAGAGTTAGCGGCCCAGCGCAAGGACCTCGCGCGTTGGGAGTGGTCACTTGAAAAGCGTGAATCGCGCTTGCAAAAGAAAGAACTTTAGTGTTATAGTAGTTGTACTTTGTAGGGCGGAGCGGATAGGCCGCGCCACCAACGGACTAAGGAGAAGGTAATAATGGCAGCAATGATTAAGAAGTCGGTCAAGTTCGTCCAGGCCTCTGCGTATAAGGTCGACCGCGACGCTTGCGACGTTGTGCTAGTCGGCACCGTCGAGTATTGCGGTAGCGCAAGTGAGCGCGCAGCGCGTAAGGCTTGCGCCGCCGCCGGATATAACTATGACTTTGTCAAGATTACCGGCGAGTGCATCAAAACGTACGCAATGCCAGTTGATATTTTTGTTGCTAACGCAACTGAAATTGACGGTGGGGCTGGGCGGCGCGTCCGAGTCGTTCTTCGCCTGCCTGAGACAGGTGCTGGTCTACCACTCGTTCTTCAGCGTGGGCGGCACAACCCTCAAGGTGTTCCAGGCCCGCATCATCACCCTGCTGGAGCCGGAAGAGGCGGGCCGCTTCCCACGGGAGCCGCGGGAGCTGCTCTCGGTCTTTTCCCTTACCGCTCCGGGAGCGGGGCGATGATGTGATCGAGCTGTTCCGGATCTTTGCGGTGCGGGGGGAGGCGGGCACGGTCTCGCTGCGCGGGCAGAAAGAGCTCTGGAAAGAACTGGACGAGCTGCTCCGGTTCTATGCCTGGCCCACCAACCTCATCACCCTTTCGGCGGTGGTCAAGCGGTATGTCTACCTCTACCGGCAGGCCATGAACCCCTCCCCCGGCGTCAAGCGGCAGCTCCTCATCAAGGCCATTGGCGAGGACGAGCTTCTGGAACAGCTGCGGCAGGAATACCCTGCCCTGCAGGACCCCGCCGGCAGCACCCCGGAGGCCATTGTGGAGGGCGTTGCGGAGATGAAGCGGCTGCTCAAGTACAACGACAACACCATTGCCGATAAGCTGGGTTTCGGACGGACGACATTGTGGAGAATGCAGAAGAAATCCGGTGCAGCCAAAGCCAAAAAAGAGGAGTGACCTC